AATGTAGGCTTTGGCTTCACCGTAAGTTGAAAACTTGGCTGGCTCTGCGTCTTTAGGTGCTTCTTGTTTTTGCTCGCTCTCGACTGCTTTTTCAATCGGCGCCGCTTCTTTTTCTGCGACTTTGGCGGCAGGCTTTTCTGCAATCGCTGCGGCAGGCTTCTTGGCTGCGCGAGATTTTGCCCAGGTCTTGAATTCGTCGACGCCCATCTCTGTGATGGCGCCCAGGCCGGTCCAGCCCTTTTCGTAGTTGGCCAAATAGCCTGCACGAGCAGCCTCTTCCGAGGTGAAGCCCATCATCACCTTGTGCTCGTCGAATGAGCCGTCGGAGTTGTTTTGGTCAATGACGTAGACCTTCTGGCTGTCTGGGCGTGGGCCAACAAACACATCAAGCTTGTCACCGTCAGCACCGAGCGTGCCCTGGAACTCACCGTAGTGGTGAGCCATCTTGGTTTCCCACATCTCACCGTCAGGCGATGTGCCACGGCGCATGGAGTCCTTGGGGTTCTCGATTTTGATCTGCATGCCATTGAGCTCAATGACATCAGACTTCTTGTAGTTGCCAGCCTCAATCTGAGCCTTGGTTGGCTCGGCGCGGTCATTCTTGGGGCTTGCTGCTGCGGTGTGAGCAATCTCATTCACTCGGTCAGCGATGGCCTTGCGGGCCAACTGAGAGTCGGCCATGCCGGTCAGCTTGAAGCGCTGGCCAGTCTTGCTGTTGATCAGGTAAAACTCGGAGCCGTTGCGCTCAACGGACTCAAAACCCATGGCCACCAGCTGCTTGATTTCGGCGGCGCGCTTGCGGATGAACGCAGGATCTTTGCCGGCTGGGATGGTCACCTTGGGTGCATCAACATCCTGGGCAAAATCGGATTCTTGTAAACCAGACTGTGCATTGCCAACATTTTGTTGCTGTTGAGGCGCAGTTTTAGAGGCATCGGTAAGAGCCTGACCTTGGCCAGTGGCTTGGCCCTGTGGCGCTTGGTAGCGGCCGACAATTTCGTTGGCTGCACGTGCCGCGTTCGCGCGCGTGGCGGCAGGCAGATTGGCTGTCTGAGAGGCCTGGATAGCTTGCACCAAATTCTGACGGTCGTTGTCAGAAAGCAGGCGGCTGAACTGGTCATCACGCAAGGCAGCGATGGCGGCGTCAACTGACGGCACTTGCTGCTCTTCGCGAATCGGGGCGACGCCTGGCGCTTGTGGCGTGGCCACATTGTCCATTTGACCGTTTGGCTGCTTGTTGGCCTTAGCCCACTGCAACAGCTCGGTGACTGCAGACAACGCTTCTTGGCGCTGCTCAAGCGGAGCCTTGGTGTTTCGGGCAGTGTTCAGGTCGTCAAAAATCTGAGGCACATTAACGCCATCAAGGCGCAGCGTGTCCAGCAATCCTGAACCGCGGAACTCTGCTTCAATGTTGCGCACTTGCTGACCCATCTCATCGGTGGGTGGCAGTGCGGATTGGGTTTGATCGGCCCCTAATTGGGTTTGATCGGGTGCATCTGCGGGTGCAGAGCCTGGGGCGACATTGGCAGCACCAACTGGCATGACGCCAGTGGCCAGGTTGCCGGCGTTTCCAGCCATGGCGGCGCGGGACAAAATTCCATGAGGCTGTGCGGCGGCATCTGCAACTGGCTTTAGCGGAGGTGGAAGTTGCACGTGCGCGTTTCCGCCGCCAGTTAGTGCACCCATGCCGACGCCTGGGATGCCTTCGGCGATCATGTTCTGGCCGACATCTTCCATCAGGCTTTGTGACGGAATGGCACGTTGCACGCCCTTGTTTGATGCAACCTGCTCCGCCCCGCCTTGCAGGACGCCTTCGTCAACTCCACCAACAATGGCAGCTGCCGTGCGACCCATCTTGGGTGCAACACCTGCGGCCATACCCTCAACGCCATATTTACCAGTCAGGGCGCTAAGCGCGCCAACTGCAGCCAGCTCAGGAAAGTTGCGTGAAATGTTTGCGCCAATTTCGCGCTTGGCATCCGCTTCGCTCATGGTCTTGCGAAGCTCAGCGTACTCTGGACTGTTCTTTTTCAGATCTTCATCAGTAACGGAGCTGATCTTGTCCCAAATGTTGCCACGGACTTCTCCCATACCAAGGCCAGCAGACAAACCGGCTGTGATGGCCGTGCTTGCGCCTTTTGACAGGCGTGCAGCTTGCATGCCTTTGCCAAACGCGCCGAATGGGCCGATGTTGCCGGCCATCTCGCTAAGCGTTTTTGCAGGATCAGTCGTGATTGCGTGCGACAAATACACGCCAGCCTTCTTGGCCTCGGCTACAAAGCGGCCGTAATCTGTACCATCATTTTCACCAGCATCTGCAAGCTTCTGCTGCAGCTGCTGGTTCATGTATTTTTGCTTGTCCGACTGTTGGCTTTCACCGTACTTGATGAAATCACCCATGGCTCGGGAGACCGTCGAGTCTGGAGCGAAAAGATCCACTCCTGACTTGGCTAGACCAACGGCAGCATTGCCAGCATTGATAACCGTGTCATTGACGAGGCCAAATGTGCTGCGCTCTGGCTCTGGCTTAGGCGTCACATCGTATTGACCCTGCGAGCTATCCGTTGGCTGCATTGAGTAAGAGCGCGATTGCGCCTTGCTTGGGCCAGTGCTTGTCAGAGACTTGTCAAAATCGCTGAGCAGGTTATCAAAGATGTCGGTCATGCAGATGCTTTCAATGTATTTTCTTCAGGCTGGTTCCAGGCCTGTTCATACTCGTTGCTTGCGCTTGCAACGGGCTCGGAATTATATTCGTCTGAGCTATCGGATGCGTCGGATATTTTGCTCGGACGCAAGCGGCGAAGCTCTTTGTCAACAAGTCGTGATGCGCCAACGCCAGTGCGCACATATTCAGGGTGCTCGGCGTAACCGCTCTTCTTGAGTGAACCGAAATATCGGTTGGCATCATCGCCAGCGTTCAGGGCGCCTTTATGCACGCGCTCAATGACGCCAGCAAAGTCATTCCCAAAATCATCTGCCGTCTTGTAGGTGCGGTATGCGTCAGTCGTCTTGGTGTAGTTGTCGACAGCCTTTGTGCCGCCACCGCTGAAGTCTTTGATGTTGCCTAGGTTGTTTGTACCAGGCACGACACTCTTTCCCCAGCCAGTCTCAACACCCCATTGGGCAAGCAGGTTCTTTGGCGCTACGCCAATACGAGCCCCGACTTTTTCTGCCACTGGTAGGTATGCCTCTACAAACGAAGAGACGTTACCGGTCTTCGGAGTATCTGGATGCAGAAGGCTAGGCGCACGCATCGTGCGTATTTGCTCGCCAAACGACTTCTCTACAGGCCGTCCGCTCATAAGGCTTGGCGAACCCATGCCTTTTAGTGAATCATAAAACGGTGTATCAGACATGGGCTGCCTTATTGAGAATTCATGAGAGCTTGTCGTCGCAGCATGTACATACGCTGCTGCAGTGCGGTTCTCTGAGAAGCATCCAACTGAAGGTTGTACTTGCTGTACAGGTCGCGAGCGAGCTTGTCGTCAGTTATTTGGCGAATTACGTCTGGCGTCAGGCCTTTGATCTCATCCATGGCCTTTGCGTTAGCTGCGGCCCGAGCTGTTTTCTCTGCTGCGGATGCCTCTGCTCGCTGTTTGGTCTGAGCCTCAACATCTGCAGCGCGACGAGCAGCATCCAGCGGAACTGCAGAGCCAAGTCCACCTGGCGCTGCTAGACGCTCTGCCACCGACAGAGGCGGCTTTTTGTTATCAACAGCATCAGCACCTTGCGCCTTGTAGAACTGACGGACCAAGTCGGCTTTGCGACCCTCGGCTGTTACTTTGGCAAACGCATCTTCGAGCTCGGCGTCAATTTTTACTTTCTGCGCATGCGCTGCAGATGCCGCCTTGGAATCGCCGGCCTTTTGTGCGGCAGCCTCTGCAGCCTGAGCCTTTTCAAAAGCACTGGTTGCATTTTCCTGCATGGTTTGCCAAGTCTGCTTCAACTTGGCATCAAATGCCTTGGCGCCTTCTGGTGTAACTGCAGCTGCGTACTGCTTGAACACCTCGGGGCTCTGCGTCTCAAGTTGCTTGACCGCGGCGGAAGCTTGCTCTTTCGTCACAGCGGAGCTATTGGCGCTGTACTCATTTGCATCGACTAGGTATGTCTTGTTTGTTGCGTAGCGCAATGGCTGACCGGTCTTTGGATCGGTTTCAGAAATATCCGTGTAGTGACGCGTAAACATTCCAGTCTTTGGGTCAAACTGCGTCTTGATGTTTTGACCCTTGGCTGCCTCAATCGCCAGCGCATGTGCGGTATCTGGCGGCATGTTGGGGTTGTTCTGCTGCAGGATTGAAGCGATAGACGTGGCAGCAGGGATCAAGCCTTCGTTGCCTTTGAGGCCAAGCTCAATAGCTTTGGGCACTTCGCCTACTTTAGGCGCTGCGGACGATTTGCCAGCTCCTGCGCCGCGGCCAGAGGTTGGGTGAACTATTGCGGGTTGACCGTCTGCGCCAATAATCGGGTTGCCGTCAGCGTCTCTCGCGGGGACATAGCCAGTGTCGTTCTCAAGCACAGGCTTACCTGTGCGCTTGTCCATGGCGATTGCACCTGGCGAGACGTTGTGGTACGGATTCTTTGCTATCTCTTCGGCAACACGAGCGGCAGATTCAGCGCGGGTTGTTGCAATCTTGTTGAACGTCTCAGGCTGGTACATCGACTGCAAGGCGCGAGACAGTGTCGCGGAGTCCTTGAACGTAACTGAGCGCTGATTGCCGTTTTGATCATTCTGTACGGTTAGCATCACGCCGTCCGATCCGGCAGGATCTGGGCTCACAGATTTGATTGAGAACGGCAGGCTGTCCGACGAGAAGATGTTCGCAGCGGCCTTGGCGTAGTCCATCAGGGGCATCGTGTCCGCATTGGCCATGAGCGCTGTAGCTTGACGATTTGCATCCTCAAGCGTCAGTTTCTGAGACTTTTCTACGTTTGCAGAGTACTGGGCGATGTTTCCGCTTTTCTTGTACGCGTTCGCCATGTCGCCAGTGATTGCCGCTTGAGAGCGGCTGCGAGTCTTCGTAATGGTTTTACCTGCGTCTGATACGCCAGGCATGTCATTACCGTCGTCATCCTTACGGACTGGTTCAACCCAGTCAGGATTCTCAGCTTGATACTCTTCGGTTGTCTTGATGCCCTGAAGATCTTTACGCTCTTGGTCGGCGCGCTGTTGCTCATCCAGCATACGCGCTCGCTGACCCTCAAGATATTGACGGTCGCGTGCGCCGTTCATGCCCTCAACAAAGCTATTTCCTACGGCGCCGAGGCCGCCTGCAAATCCTAGTCCTGCCATTATGCTAACCCCGTCAGTGCTGCTGTTCCGGCGTCCATGCCGTATGTGTTGGTATTGCCGCCAAACCACCCTTTGACTGTGTCAACAGCCCCAGAGAATGGGTTGCTACCGCCTGAGCTTGATCCGTACAGACCGCCCGCAAACTTTCCGAGGCCTGCAGCTGCACTGCCCCATGCGTTGGCTGAGTTTTGATAGGCGTTTGACAGTGAATTTCCAATGCCAAGCGTGTTGCCAATGTTTTGCTGGTAGGCGCTGTTCATGAAGTTGGAACCGGTCAGCGCCGAGTTAAGGCTGGCCGATCCCGCTCCGCTTGCGACCGCACCAGACTGATTGCCGATGCCGCTAAATGTCGCAGCAGTGTTCGGCATGTTGCGACCAAAGTTCGCTGCACCTGCGCGCAAGGCAATGCCCTTGTCCATGGTGTCGAATGCTGCACCAGTTGCTGCACCCGCCGTGCCAAGCGCTTGAGCGCGCTCAGATGCGCCAGCCGGACCAGACATCGATGTCGAGCCAAGGCCGTAGCGACCAGCCAGGCGAGCACTTTGACCGCGGGCGTTGGAAAACTGCTGATTGACGTTGGCAGAAGCAATGCCCGAGCGTCGATCTACGTTGTCTTGCGAGTCGTAGTTCTGAGCCTCGTCGGCAACCTTTTTCTCAATCGGCTGGAACGTGTCTTTGTAGTATTGATTCTGATCAGACGCGAACTGGCGCTGCTGCTGAGAGGCAGCTAGCGACTCGTTGCCAACCTTCATTTGCAAGTCTTGCGCGGCCCTTTGGGCTGGCTGAACATCGTTCGTGTAGGTCTGTTTGTCCCACTCAAACTTATCGCGGTTTAGCTTATTCGCCTCATTCGCCGAATTTGTCGCTGCATCCGTTGCCTTGTTTTGCGCGTCAACAGCATTACCTGCTGCGTCATAACTTAGAACCGCCCCTACCGCTGTTGCGGCTGCTACCCATCCTGCTGGCATACTTAATTCTCCTCGACCAGCGTGTGGTCAATCTTCTCTGGATCTGATTCATCACTTGCGTGAATGCAGAACCACGTCACATCCGTAATGGCCACAACAGAATGCTGCAGGCCCTTGGTTATTGTTAGAACGACAGGACCAGTCACACGCCGATCCTCGCCGCCCTCTACTCTCACAATTGCTTCGCCCTTGGCGAGAATCGACTTGTGCGTGAACGTGTGCTTGTGATTGAAGAGCTCCTTGCCTGCTGGCAGGTGAATCTCTTTCATGTACACGCCATCGCTCTCGGGCATGTGGTGGTGCAAGCCCACGCCATGCTCGTCAAAGTCGACGTTAAATTTGGTCACCATGCCGGACCTTTGGAATGACGGATGCAGATGATCATCGAAATGCGCTCATCATTGCTGTCATTCACCACCCAGTGCGGACGGTCGTTACGGAACCAGCTGACATCGCCGTTTCGTGTGTGCAGTGGGCCTTCTTCAAAACCGAAGTAGGAGCCCTCTGGCGTGTTCACAGCGACGTGATATTTGTCGTAGTAGCCTGCGTGCCAGCCTGGATCAATGTGCGGCGCGATGCGGCCACCAGGTGGCAGCTTGGTGATCAAGATGCCACCAAGGCGCTCGCCTTCAACGAGAGCCATCAGGCCAAAGATGATCGGGCGCGCTTCGGGCAGGCACTTGGCTTCTGGGTACCAGACACTGTCGTGCTCGTCGTTGAATTTCGTGAAGTCGTTAGCAGCCACGAATGGGCGGCGGTCGTTGTGGCGCAGCCAAATATCCGTGACGTCACCGTGCGGCCCGTTCTCGGCATACTTGCGTTCGTTGTAGCGCCCAAACAGCTCAGGCTGACGCTGCAAAGCGAGCCGCAGTTGCAGCACGTTTACACCCTCAGCAATCTTCATGAAATTCTGCATAGGCACCTGGTCGAATTTGGTGCCTGATTTTAGCAGAAAGTCAACTATTTGTTGACAACTATTTGTTGCTCTGCTATACGCGTGTGCGTGCTGAAAGGCTTTTCATTGAAGGCTCAACGAAAGCTTATTGAGGCTTCGTTGGCCAAGTAATGTTGAATGGGTCAGTTTGGCTTGTGACGTTGCGTAAAGCTTGGCGATATGCCGCCCACTCCAGTCGCTTGGGCTCAGTCAACGGCGCATCGGTAAGTGACGTCCAGTCGCATGATGCAAGCGTCAAGTTGCGGATCTCCCTCACCTCTCCCCATCTTATTTTGGCACTGACAGCAGGCTCAATTGACACGAGCTCGTCGTTTACTAGACGTGCATTCCTCAGAGGAATTTGAAGAACAGAATCAACATAAGAGTCGGCGCCAATACGTGCGCAAAGCTCGTCAATGATGGACAGGTCATCAAGCGTGACAACTGAAATGCAGATGCCGAGCTTGTCAAAAAAGTAGATGTTTTTCATCGGTAGCTTTTAAAAATTGCGACCTGTCCAAAGTGCGCCGCTGTCGCCGTGGAGATGTGAAATTTTAGCCACGCCTTGTTCCACCCGGCATAACACCACCTCGCGTACATCAAGCTTGGAATACTGGGCGCAGCACTGCTGTACCAAGTTCCTGTTCCGCCATTAAAATATATGGGCGTTGTCGTGGCATAGTCGGAGATGCTGATGTAGTAACTCAAGTCACCGCCTGAGCCGCTTTGATTCCATTGCCCAACACCAATCACAGCAACATAACCGTCGTGGTGCATATAGAAGGGAAATGACTGCCAAGTGTCATCAGCCATATAGTTGGACTGCTGCTCAAATGATGTTGCCGACGCGGAGACGATCATGTCTGCGTTGATTGTGCCGACCGCAATCCTGGCTGCATTGATGTAGCCCGCAGTAATCTTGTCTGCGCTGAGGTCGCTGATCTTTGCATCTGTGATAGATGCATCAGCAATTTTCGCAGTGGTGATGGCTACATCTTGGATCTTTGCGCTAGAAATAGCAGCATCAGCTATTTTGGCTGTCGTAATGCTGGCGAAGCCAATACGAGCTACATTGATCGTTCCAGTCTGAATGACGGCAGCATCAATGTTGGCAATCTTGGCGTCAATTGAACCCACCTCAATTCGGTCGGCACTGATGTGGCCAGCCGTGATGTAGGCGGCGTCAATGAATGCCACGTCCTGGTGATCAATCAAGCCAGAAGTTGGGGCAATGCCGTTGGTCGTGTTGTAGGGGCCGAAGACGTTGGCCACGGACACAAAGCGCACCCAGTAGTAGTACGTGGTCCCGTCATGCCCAAGGTCGTCGATGTAGTACTTCATGCTTGAAGTACCCAGCAGAACCGCATCACCAATTGCGTTGGTCACGCCTCGCCAGATTTCGGCGTAGGAGTGGTTTGGGTAGGCTGGCTGATCCCACTTCAGCTTGACCAGGGTCGTGCCTGATGTGACTGTGACACCGGTAGGCTGGGCTGGGATGTTCATGTCCGCAGCTGGGTTGTAGCCGTTTGTGATGCCTGGCACTTCAATCTGCGGCAGCGTGGAGATGTTCTGTTGCCCTGCTGCGGATGCCTGAGCGATGCCTGAGTCAATCAGGTCTCTAAAGGTGACGTTCTGGTCAAGCGGGTCACCAATGACACCCTCGCGGACGTCGATGATCCCCTTGACCGCCTTGGCCACATCAAGCAGGTTCTCTGCCCGAGGCAGAGGAATTGACGGTACTTTGGTTTTACTCATGGCAGTTGCTTCAGTTCGTCCATGCTAGAGGCGATGCGCACGCGCGTGATCTCTGCACTGCTGTACAGGTCAACAGTCCAGTCGCGAGCCTTAAATCCGCCACTCAGGCGTACAGGCTGGTCGTCAGTGATGGTGATCTGATCGGTCTGTTCGCCATCGGCATACAGGGTCAGCAGCACGGGGTACGCCTTGGCGTTAACCGCAGCCCACGCCAGGTTGAGCGGGACGGCCATGCGATAGGTCTTGCTGGTCCACTGCGCGTTGAGTGCGCTGCCGCGGTTGAAGCGCTCAATGTTGGTGCCGTGCGCCAAGTACAGCGTGTCAGTGCGGTTGTCAGCGTAGGCGGCTGTGACGGCTGTGTTGTAGTTGAGGTCGCTCTCGGTCCAGAATGGGCCGGCGCCGCTGAAGTCCAAAATCAAGATGCCGCGAGTTCCATCTGTGCGAGTGAAGAACGCGTGGTAGCGGCCTTCGTAGATGTACGCCTTGAATGAGCTCGGGTTGTAAGCCTGCCACTGTGCGCGTGTGGCGTACTTGGTTGTGATGACACTCATGCCACCAGCGCCAATGCTCACCAAACCGTCGGGAGAGGCGTACAGCACGCCATCGCCGGTGTCGACGATAGAAGTCTTGGACACGCATGATTGAGGCAGCTGCAGGCGCCCTGGCGTCATTGCCTGTGGGTCAACGCCGACCAGTGCGATTGGGAATGAGTTTGTCAGGGCGACAACCGTTTGACCGAAGACACCCAAGCCGACAATGTTGAATTCAGTTGGGTATTTGTGCGGCCAGGCGTGAGGCAGATTTGGCTCAGAGAAGTAGACCGTGTTGCCCACAAAGCCGACGCATGCGCCGCTGTCCATCATCTTCAGGCCCTTTAGACCGTCTGGCGGTGCAACCCACAGGTCGCTCGGCAAAATCTCACCGAGGTTTGCTTGCGTGATTGTGTCGTCATAGGTCGTGGTCGCGATGGGCAGCTCAACAACGAACTGAAACTGCGCTGCAGAGCCAACGGTGGATGAGCGGTACAGGCGGCGGTGCGTGATGTTGTAGTTTCCGGTAGGCGCTGGCGACAGGTTTGTCACGTGCACAACTTGAGCCGGGTCAATGCCGACTGGCGTGGCCGCAGCGGACGGTGGGCCTTCTTCGCCGTATGCGCTGACAAATGTCTCGACCAGTGTGCGCGTCTCCGTGGTAGCTGCCACAGTTGGAGTTGAGCCAGACAGCACTGGCGTATTGGCTGGAGCTGGAATGCCAAGGTCATAGCTGGCACCTGGGTAGCTTGAGCCGGTCAGGAATACAGAGCTTGGTGCGTATTTCGGTTTTACGCCGTCTGACCAGTAAACGCGTGCCCATTGATCATTTGGCAGCGGCGAGTTGATGACGTCTGTGTCATTCAGGAACTCAAGCCAGTACTCAGTCTCAACGCTGGACGTGCCGAATCGCCAGATTGTCTGTGGCGCTGTCTTGGTCAGGGCTTTGAGAGTGGTCGTGCCAAGTAATGGCGCGAGCGTGCCAGAAAGCAGCTGGACGTTGCGTGCCATGACCGCTTTGTTGGCGGCCAGCAGTATCGGGTCTACGACGGGCTGCATGCCGTCGAAGGCATTGATGTCAATTGATGCCATGGGCTACTTTCTCTTTTCTGTCTTTTCGTGGCCGCAACGGTGTTGCAATCGCCTGCTCTAGTGTCATTTTAAGTTTCTTCATTCGGTGCGCCAATGTTGCGCGCTCAATTCCCACGGCCTCCGAGACGGCGCGCAATGTTGTGAGATGACCATTCCATTCAATTTTTGCTTTAGCTTCTCGCATGCGACGTTTAGCAGTCTCTGAATGAGGCACACCAAGATTCGCTGGCTTATTTCCCATTAGGGCTAGGCTCAGGTTTTTCCTGTGCTCATCACTTTTAGCCTTGCCTATGTGTGCATTGCGAATGGCCTCCCGAGACTCTGGCGTGTGTTTGTGCCCTGGCTTGCCCTTCTTTGCCGCGCTGACCGCAGCCCTGTGAGCGGGCGAATTGACAGCGCCTTTTCGCCAAGCGTTACCCGTCTCTATGGCGATGTTGTATCCAAACTTGTCGTCGAACGATTGCCGCTTGTCGATCTCAATCTTTTCGAGCCTGTCAAGCATCCCGTAAGCAATCATCACAACGTGCACCGAGAAAGCCTCTTCGCCATGCATGTTCCATGAGCCCTGAAGCCGTCCGTTGTAGTGCTTGCCCTTGCGAAGTAGATTTCTGTGCTCAAGGTATCGGCGCAAGATGTTGCAGGACTGTCCGATATAGACTTTCCCATTGACATCATTGCGAATCATGTAGATGCCGGATGTATTGAGCAGTTTGCGGTCGATCACGATGTGGTGACTTTCACAATTTCATCGTCGCCACGGCGATAAAACTTGCCGCCCACAACTGCAAAGTCTGTTATCGGGACGTACTCTTGATTGACGCCCCTTGTGTGCGTGTCGACGTGAGCCATCAAGAATCCCATATCCCATTTTTCGGCGTTGCAGTACGAGGCATCTTTGATGTGTCCGCACCCTGTTTGAATCCAGCTGTAAGACCCAAATGTCTCGTTAAAGCAAGGAGTCACCTTGAACTTGTGGCAGTGACCATTTGTGCCGGGCAACCCGAGATTGATTCCCTCTGGGAAGTGATTTGTCACGTAGCAATCGAAGTACACCTTGTAGTTCTTGGCGACTTCTTTTTTTGCATTGGTTGCCGTGTAGGCGGCCAAATCCGACTTTGCAATGAAGTTGACTTCGTACTCTTCAAGGCCAAGCAGCTTGGCTACCGTAAATCCATGCAGGTCAGACAGAAGCACTTTCATTGCTGGGGTCGCGTCAGCAAGATGCTTGACCATGCGGTCTTCGTGGTTCCCGCTAATCCAGTCGATCTGAGCATCTGGACAGGCCTCACGCAGAGGCTCAAGAATGTGTTGGTGCACAAATTTGATCTTTGAGACCACATTGAATGCGCGAGGATCAACCGTGTATTTGCCGAATTCGCTGGCGTCCCACACATCGCCATTTAGGACGATGATGTCTGGCTGAGCGCGTCTTGCGGTGTCAACAAGTACGCGCATATAGAAGGGGTCAACGAGCTCGTCATGCAGGTCTGAGCAGACCAGAATTGTCTGGAAGCGCTTCCCACTTGGCCGCAGGTACTTATCAGACCAGTCGGCACGGTCAATCAGAGTCTTGCGGTAGTGGTCGACTGATGCATGCTTTGCTATGTGCCGCTCAAGCTGGTGCTGTTGGCGAGAGAGCGTGATATTGGCCTGGCGTTTGTACTCAAGAAAGGTTCCGTAAAAGCGATTCCACGTACTCTCAGAAATATTACTGTGCGTGCGGAAGTAGTTTCGGGTAATTACTTTGTCTGGATCAATTTTTGCAATCCGGCGAAGCTCTTCAATGCACTCCTCTGGACCCCAATGCTCCATAAACTTCGACGAATCTTCGGACATCGGCACGGCAGCTTCACGGATGGAATGCTGGGGCGCGTTCCACGTTGGCAGCTTGATGTCGTATTTGGATTCAATGGTTGCGCGGCGCGAGTAGACACTGCGGATGTTGACGCCCAGAGCTTGAGCGACTTTGTTTGGACTGCCGAGTTGTTTGAAGAGCTCCATGAACTCGACGTCTGTGCAAACTGCCATGTACTACTTTCTGCCAGCACTCCCTGCCAGCGCAAAACAAAAAAAGGCCCACCGAA